AAACCGACATTAGTGGTTCCAACTCCAACATTTTCAAAGGTAGCGAATGTTGCTCCAAGTCCAACTGTAATACCGCTGGTGGAATCTGCTGGATATGCTGCAGTAAGAGTGGTTGGTTTGATATCTGGTTTTACACCGGACAGTTTGACACTGTTACCAGTGAAGTACATACCATGGTTTTTATGACTGATGTTCATATGCAGACCATCGTTAATGGTAACGATAGAGGAAATTTGAACATCTCCACCAGGAGCGCCAGGAAGGTCATTATTTAATGTCTGAGCAACTCCAACACTGTTGAAGTAGTTCATCGACTTGCCAGTACCAACAACGAAATTACCCTGAACATTGTCAAGAATAAGTTCGTTTGTAACTCCGATTCCAGTTACAGTGAGTTTGGCATCTCTACCGATAGTAGCAATACCGATGGTAGAAATTCCAAGAACATCTCCTACAGCATAACCAGAACCACCTGTGGTGATGGTTGCACCAGAGGCAACGATAGCACCGTTAAGGACGCTGATTTCTGCAGTTGCACCTCTACCACTACCCGTAAGTGTAACGAGATTGACACCAGCGAACGTATAGGAACCGCTAGCAGGTGTGTAACCAAGACCAGCGTTAGATACCGACAGAGTTCCTGTTACGGAACCAGCGGTGCCTACAAGGTCTCCTGTGGCGTTTGTACCGTCTTGGAAGAAGGTATTACCAATCTCATATCCATTATCAGCAACAGTGGTTCCAAGACCAACTCTAATCTTCTTAGATGCGATAGAGATAGGATCGGGAAGCAACTTAGCAATCTGAGCATTACCCTGTGTAAGTTCAGGATTGTAGAATTCAATACTACCACTTTCAACAAAGTCTCCTCTGTACAAAGTAAACTTAAGGTCTTCCCACTGACTTGGTTCCCATGTGGTATTGTTCTGTGACTTGAACAAAGAACCAAGATAAGGTTGGTTAGAAATGAATGTATCTGTTAACAGATCATTCTCACCAATTCTAGAGATATAAACAGTATACTTGGTAGAGTTAGACGCTAAACAAATTGCATATTCCTTACCACCCTCAACATAAACAGGTGATTTGAACTGAACGTTTGTAGCGACAGAACCATCAGAGGAGGTGGTGATATCAGATGGATCTAAAACAATCTCAGAACCAGGCAGAACCTTAGTTGTGGGGAGACCATTATCCATAGATCTCAGTTGGAATACAACAGGAGTATCTCCGTCGTCAACTGTTCTGAAGAACACATCACAACTGGTAAGGAAACAACCTGTCTCATCTTCAACTAAGAAGGACTGAGCAAGTGGGTCATACCAGGTGATAATGGTTTGAGTTCTCTGAGATTCGCTAAGAACGTTACTATTAACTAGTTCAGTGCCAAGAGTCTGCTCAACGTTTCTATCCTGGAATTCTCTCTTCTGCTCGACTCTAGCATTTCTAATTGAGAGAATATTTTCCTGAAGAACTTCCAGGGTTCCCGAAGAAGTGAAGTTCTCTTCAGCAATAGTGGAAGCAAGATCTTGATTGTTATCTTGATCATTCAGGAGCGTAAACGTCTTAGTTCCAGTTTCAAATTTGGGGAAGTTAACATTATTAGGATCAGGAATAAACAGACTTCCGATAACTGTAGCGGAAATGTCAGAGATAAGTCTTACATCATCCAGAGTTGCTTGTGCTCCACTTGTCTTTCCAACAAAAGTCATTCCAGTTTGAACAAATCCAAAGAAATCTCCTTGTGCTTGTTCAGAGAGAGAAAGAGTGTCAACATTCAGAATATCTGAAGTTGAAGAATATGCATTAGCAAGAGGGCGAGTAGTGTAAGGATTTTCACGGAAAGTTTTCGTTGGACTATTATATGCACCCTCTCGGTGATTAATCTGTGCAACTCTAAATGTGATGCTAGGAGAGGTCTCATTAGACTCTTCAGCGAGACCAGTTCTAATCATCTTACCTTCTACAGTCTCTCCGACTTGGAAGGTTCCACTAGTCATGGAAATTTCAAGAAGTTTAGGTACACAATACTTCGTGACATCCACTCCATCGAAGAATGCATACAATCTTGTGAGTGGTTTCATCTTCTTAGAAACGAATTCAACGTTTCTAGATCTCATCGTTGCAATCAAATCTCTGCTGACAGTTCTGTCTCCAAGAGAATTATTATCAAACTCTTCAGTGACAATAGTTCTAGTTCCATTTCTAGACTGAACACCAGACTGAACTCTGCTTACAAATGTCTCTTCGACTGTTCTATCAGTAACAGTTCTGGTTTCTCTTCTAGTTCTAGATCTTCCGCCAGGTCCTTGACGATGAATTTCTCCTGGTCCACCAGAAATAGTTCTGGTTCTAGTGGTGGTTTCTTCTGTAACTCCACCCCAGTTAGTTTCCCAAGAATCCCAGAGAATAGGACCAAATCCAGTTTGAGGATCAATCTCACCATTTTCAACCATGGTGTTGAAGGTCTCAGTGTAATTACCCTCTTGCTGAATAATCTTCGCTTCTAAACGTGTTGTATCAACCCAGTTGTCGGTAGCTGGAGTCAACTCCATAGTACCGTTCCAGAAACTAATCAGGAAAGGAGTGACACTTTCAGTTCTAGTTGCAAATGCTTGCTTGATGTATTCAACCTCGGCATAGTCAAGAGTTACAATATCATCATTTTTTCTGACGTTATTGCCTTCGATAGGTGCAACACTAGAATCTAAAGTTGTATCTCTATCAACGACAGGACCAAGAATCATATCAACTGAATTGGTATAATGTCTTGGTCTCAATTCACCATACTTTCTATCAATAGAGTTCTTGATATCAGCACTATCTTCTTGAGTTTGGAATCCAGAGAAGTTATCAACAAAGAAACCAGACTTAAATCTGTTCAAACCTTCAGAGTCAGCAATAAACAGGTTTGCAGTTTCTTTCTCTAGTAAGGAGAGAGTTGTGTAGTACTCAAGAGACTTGATTCTATCCTCAAGTTTCTTGATATCCTGCATACGGAATCTCTTATGCTGGTTAAATGCTAATTTAACATCTCCAACATTATAGAGGTATGGTGGCAGTTCATAACTACAAATTTCAATCGCATCGTCTACAGGGTTAGGTTGTACAGGATTGTCGGAGGGAGTTCCATAAACAACTTGGAATCTTCCATCTTTAGAAAGGAACAGTCTATCAATTCTACCCAGGTAGTAGTCAACATCAGCAATAATGTTCTCGTCAGACGCCAAGATGTTATTTACAGACTGACCAGAGGCGTTAAACGTTCTGCCAGCAAACTCAAGAGGAGATCTAGCACCCTCGGTAACAGTATATTCAGAAACTCTTGGTCTCAAATCAATGATGTCAGTATTTCTGTAATTATCAACAGTCTTGATTTCTGTAGAGTAATCAAAATTCTTATAAGATTCTACCGTTACGATATCGCCATTATCAGTTGAATCAAACGAGGCAGATGTAAAATAGATTTTTAACTGTTTTACAGGTGCGCTACTCTTGATTTTTCTTCTGACGCTTCCATAAGAATATAGGGTTTCCTCTTGACCAGTTCTAAACGTATAGTTTGAGGATACATTAAAACTTGGTGTTGTTAAGACAGAGACTCTGGCAGTGCTGCCAGATTCATCAAAGTCGAGAGTTTCACCCTCTAAAAATACAGATTCGTTCTTATAAACAAAGGAGATAGTAGATGCGTCTACAATCTCAGCGATAATTGCTACAGCACCACTAGTTTGACCTGTAATTCTTTCTCCAATTAGTAAATCGGAAGTGGTCGTGGATGGACTGATAATATTAAGAAGAGATACCTTAGGAGCACTTGCAGTCGAGGTATCTGCAGATTCGTAGATTCCCTGAATCGTGATGATATCTGGGACGTTGAGAGAGATAATCTCATCTTCAACTCTAGTTCCATATGGATAGTTTCCATAAGTCAGTCCATTATTAAGAGTAGTTGTTCCAATACCAGAACCCTCAAGTCTAGATTTATCGACGATAATAGACTTTACTCTATTTTTAATTTTTACCTTTGAGGTTGCATTTACCTTTCTCAAGGTAGCAGTCAGAGTTGCCCCAGTATTGTCAGTTCCAAGATTTCTAATCTGAAGTGACTTTGCATCTGCAGAGATTTCAAATCTATCGGCAGTCAGTTCCTCTGTAACACCATCAGACCTGATAAGAGTATATCTCTCATCATCGAAGGGAAGGAATGTTTCATTGGTGCCTGCTGCTGCAGCAACAGAAAGTTGGTTGCTAGCAATATCTACGCTGAAAGTCTTTCTAATGGTAAACGTAGTTTCAGCAAGATCGACTGCTGCTACGTTTGGTTTTGGTAGTGGAGTAAATAAAGTACTGTCCGAAGATGGAGCAAGTTCAGTAGTAAGAACTTCCAAGTCGGTAACACTCAGCGTAGACGCTGGCAAGAATCCACTTGCGATACCAGAAACAGTAGCAACACCTTCAATGGTTACATTTGAAGTTCCTACGTTAGTGACTCTAGCAACAATAGGATCTACGGTAAGTCCTGCTGTTGTATCAGTGTATCTTACTAAATCGTTTTCTTTAACAACGGTTCCTGGGAACAGATTATTACCAGTTGTAATCGTGCTTACTCCACCAGACTTAGGACTGATGGTAGCAATACCAACAACAAATTTGTTAGACTGAAGAACGTTAGCACTAAAAGTGTTTACTCCAGTAATACCGTCTGCTAAATCTAAGGTGTTAGAAGTAGCATATACAGATTTCACATTGGAAATTTTGTTCTCGGTTACGGCAATTGCAATTCTTCCATTCTCAAGTCCATTGAACGAGAGTTTTTCGTTTACTACGAATGTGCCTTTGCTATCATAAACGGTAACAGCGGTTCCTGCGCTTACTGGATATCTTACAAATCCAGTTGCACCACTAGAGTTACCCTTAACGAAAGTAGGAACAGTGAGAGTATGTGCTTGATTCAGTGCAATTTCAGTGGTGGTCTGTACGTCATACAGAGCGAGGTCCCACTGATTTGTATTTGCATTGGTAGCACTATAAGTTCCAGACTCTAATCTAAAGTCATATACTCTTGCAAGACCAATTTCTTTTCCAGGTGCAGTTTCAGAATTGACGCCAACTCTTTGATCTCGTAAACTTACAACAAAAGTATTACCAACTCCAACCGTAGGTGTTCTATAAACGCTGTTCAGTTTAAAGGTTGGACCTGTGTTGTAAGTAAAACCTTGGTTTTCAATAGTTTTTGTAGTTCTTGGTTTGTCTACATCAATGAAAGTCGTGTTAAGAGTTTCGCACTCATATCCTTTTACATATGCCTTTCCAGGAGAAACTCTGAGCAGAGCGAGATTATCGGTAGGAGTTTGTCCACCAGGAGTAAATTGTCCATCATTAAAGACACCATTATTGCCTACAAGATCGTTTAACGAATCTACAACAGATACATCAAAAGGTCTCACATAGTAATGTCCAGATTCATCAAAGGTTCTTCTTGCCAGAATATCTGTCCAGTCCTTATTACGATATCCTCCAGGTCCAGTGGATAGAGAAGCAGTTTGAAGAACACCGTTAATTACAGTTGCAAGTAAGATGAAGTTGTCATCAGCAAAATCATCTAAAGGTTTTTTGAATAAACTTAAACTGATAGAAAGTCTATCCGCACCAGGAGCAGCGTAATTATTGAATCCTTGAGAATTATCGTTTAACGTTTCATCTAAGTCTGCTGTGACAATCTCTTCATTAACAAAGAAACCAATTCTATAACTTGGAGTATTGCTGTACTGGTCAAGAATTAAAGTCTCTCTATCTACATTGACAAAATTACCTCTAACAAAGTAGACGCCATTATCTACGGAGAATGCTGAACCAGTAGCAGCAGCGTTAGATGCGATTGTGCTGGCAAAAGCAGAACCAACTGGAATATTTGTATTACCAAGCAGTCCAGAAATAATAACCTCATTACAGGTTAAATTTTCTGCATCGAAAAATGTTTGTGTTTGATTATTAGTTGTACTAGAACCAAGATAGTTAATATAGAGAGAAATATTGCCGTTTTCAGAATCTTCTGGTAAGACGACACTATCGACGACAGCAGTTACACCAGATCTAACACCTGTAATTGTCGTTCCAATTAATTGATCAGCGTAAGCAGCTACAGGAACCCCTTGAAAGTTATTGTCTAACTGGATTGCATAATACAACCTTGTATAGGAAGTATTTCCAGGAATAACCTTTGCACCTTCTTTAAAGAAGTGCTGACCAAACTTCTCAATCTGATTTTGCAGTATAGACTGTAGGGATGTTAATTCCCTTGCCTGAACAGGATAACCAGGTTTGAATAATACCTTGTGGTAATCGTTAGCGGGATCAAAGTCGTCAAAGTATGGCGCTACGTTTAGATTCGTCTGCTGTGGCATAATTCTTTAGAACTGCAAAATAACTTTTATGTCTTCCTTTTGGTTCGACGATCTGGTGATAGATGGTCTGTTGTCAACGTAGATAATATTTCCAGAGTGTTTTTTCACCTCAGGATTGGCAACACCACTCGTAAAACTCTGACCAAGATAGTATGTACGATTATTTATTACGGTTGATATACCTGAGAAGTTAGTATCGATACCTAAATTAGATCCTGAAGATGGAGTAATTGTTAAGTTACCACCTGCTCCTGGTGAAGAGGTAAACTCTGTCAAATCGAATCCATACGTAGGTTGAGTTTGTGCGGTTCCTACAGTATTAAATCCAGCAACACTTCTGTCTTGCCAGAACTTAAGCACTCCTGTTGTCTGGTCATAACTAACAACTCTTCCTACTGCAGTAGACCCAGTAGAAACTGTTTGAGTGAAGTAAGAATCTGCCGTGAATGTAGCGGTGCTATATCCAGTACCGACCAACTTAAGGGCGCTGACTGCAGATGCTTTATCCGAAGATAAAATTGTAGATGAACCAAACTGCTCAGGATTCTCTACAACACCGATTCTTGCAATCTGGTTTCCAGTAATAAAATCTGGATTTTCATTATCATTTTCGATTCTTGAATACAGAAGAACGTTATATGCTCCCAATTCTCTGTAGATGTCTGCACCATGTCCACCCTGAGGAGGAATGATTACATCAAAAGTAGGTCTCGTGGTTCCTGTTGGAACTCCGCCAGCAACTAAATCAACATTACCATAAGTGTAACCAGAACCTTGACTAGAAACAATAACTTGTCCTACCTGCTGGTTTCCGTTGATAACAATCGTACACTCTGCTCCAGTTCCATCTCCTTTGATTGGAACTCCAGTATAGGTTGCATTTGCAGTCCCTAAACCAACACCACGATTGGTAATGATTGCAGTTTTGATACTTCCATCAACAGCGTTATCTCTTACTGCTGCATTATCAGATGCAGTTGTCCAGTCCGTTGGAACTGGCATGTACTGAGTGGACTCAAACTTTACAACTTCACTTGGTTTAATGGTGTAAAGATACTTCCAAATATAACCATCACCACTAGTTCCTGCGCTTCTAGGTTCTAAATCAGTAAAAGTTGGTTCATCCAAAGATGCTCTTCCTGTGGGATTATCAGGATCCATCCCATTTTGCAAACAGATATAAACTCTGAAATCACTATTCATTACAAAATAGTTTGCAAGATATAATGATGTAGAACCAGAAACCTTCGCCGTATTAGTTCTACTATAGTCATGACGATACATGTCATATGAAGTTCCAGAACTCCAAGTTCTCTTTGGAACCACTTGACTTGCATCAGCAGTATTAATCTTCTTCAAAGCGACCATTGTATCCCAATAGTCATTCTCTTGATCAAAATTATCTTTTGGTGCAGGAGGATCAGTATCCCAATCACTTTGATAATCTGTAGGATTAGGTAAACCAACAAAAGAATAATAAGAATTGCTGGAGTTGTTAACACCAGCAATAAAATTCTTTGCGTTTAATATCCTAATCTGATCCGTTATAATAGCAGCCATTTTGGACAGAGTTTTTCTTTATTTATTAGGAGTTTGCGGTATAATTTTTAGACTTTAAGAAGTTAGTTCTAACCACTCTAGTCGAAGTAGTTATACCAGATGTATATGCTGTGTATGATGTTTGGACGCTTCTTGACGCGAGGTCAATTCTTCCCCAACTAAAGTCACCAAATCCAGTATCGGAAGTTGTGATTCCAGAGGAGTATCCTGAGGGAACGCTAGTAGCATCAACAAACAATCTCTTGACTGTCGTCGATACTCCAACAACATCTCTAGTCAAAGTTTCTACACTAGCGACTTCATATATTCCGTCTACGAATGTAGAACCCACACCAACGTTGGACTTCTTAATCATGAAGTAATCATTCGCCTGTATGGAGGTGATTGTTACAGCAGTTCCCGCAACAACAGTGTTTCTAAGGAACGAGTCGTATGGAACATGGATATCAAAGATTAGTTTTGGACCAGCAGTAGTTCCAAATCCAACAACAATACCATTATCACCAGCATAACTATCAACATTACACGCCTCTTCGGTGTGACCTGGAGGAGAGATGAGGACAGTAGGCACGCTTGTATATGTATAACCAACACCAGGGGAGGTAATTGCAACACCAGTTACAGTTCCGCCTGCACTAATCGTTACTGTGCCAAATGCTCTAGATGCAGAGGTGTAACCAAAACTTACAGTCGCCGTGCTGTATCCAACACCACCATCAGATATCACGACAGATGAGATAGTTCCAAATCCAGAGACTAC